CATTCAATATCTTCACAAGAACCAGTTCCACAAGGATTATTTTTCAGTTCGACCGGCGACAAGATGTATGTAACCGGCACCAATGCTTATGTATACGAATACGACCTCGGCACTAATTGGTCTTTAGCTTCAGTAACCTACAATTCTGTAAGCAAGGACGTATCCGCACAAGAAAGCATCCCGACAGGATTATTCTTCAGATCGAATGGCGAGGAAATGTACGTTGTTGGAGGTTCGACCGATAGAGTATACAAATATACTATCCCAACGGTTAATGCTTGGGATGTTTCTTCCGCGTCTTATACTAACCCTACGACAAACTACTTTTCGGTTTCGGCAAAAGCCTCGTCCCCAGAGGGGCTATTCTTCAAACCAGATGGGCTTAAGATGTACGTCATCGGTAGTACAAGTGATTCAGTGCACGAATACACCTTATCTTCCGCTTGGGATGTAACTTCAGCAAGTTTCACTGCAAGCAAATCAGTCTCAGGTCAAGACGGAGACCCAAAAGGAGTATTTTTCAAACCAGATGGTAGTAAGATGTACATTGTAGGAAATGCAACTGATACAATTTACGAATACACGCTCGGCACTAATTGGGATGTATCTTCAGCAAACTACGCTCCCAACAACATAAGCATATCAGTTGGAACAGCAGACAATGCCCCGGCAGGGTTATTTTTTAAAAATGATGGCTCTAAAATGTACGTTGTCGGGAATCAAAACAACAAAGTATATGAATACGCCCTAAGCCCTGCTTGGGATATAACTAGCGCGACAAGCCCTTCTCAGGATTTTTTGATATCACAAGACACAAGCCCGGTAGACATATTCTTCGGGGCAAGTGGTACTAAAATGTACATTGTTGGGGCTCAAAACGATAGTGTGTATGAGTACGACCTGTCTGTCGCTTGGGATATAGGTTATGCGACTTACTCTACAAGCAAATCAGTGATACAACAAGAAAATCTCCCGGCAGGGTTATTTTTTAAAAGCAACGGCACTAAGATGTATATTACCGGAGGTGCTAGTGACGCAGTTTGGTCTTACGATCTAGAATGAAACTATCGGCTTTTTTTGATCGTGAGGAGTTTGCCTGTAAATGTGGCTGCGGTCTGGCTACGGTAGATTCGCAGCTTTTGCAAGTGTTAGAAGGTATAAGGTCCCACTATCGACGGCCGGTTGTAATAACTAGTGGGCACAGATGCAAAAAACATAACTCTGAAGTAGGTGGGGGTAAAAATTCTTATCACTTACAAGGCAGGGCCGCAGACATTAAAGTTGTTGGGGTAGAGTCTGCTGAAGTATATGAATATGTGTGTGATACTCACAGAGATAAGTACGGATTTATACTATACGATACGTTTGTGCATGTAGATAGTCGGGATGTACCGTATAGGAATGCTAGTTAAATCAATTATTTACGAGGTTATTATATGAATTTCTCTATAAAGACAGCCATTGAAATAGCTAAATTTATACTTTTCGTGGTGCGATCAGTACGGGAGCTAGTTGTTGAGATAGAGCAGGCCATACCAGAACCCGGTAGGGGCGCGGAGAAATTTGCTATTGTTAAGAAAACTTTGCTCACTGTAGCCAAGTATATGGGTATATCCAAAGCCGTGCTGGAAACTGTAGATGGCATGGTTGATGACCAGATAAATGAAGCTGTAGCCGAAGAAATAAACAACGGCGATTAACATGGTTGGGTGACTGCTATGCCTGTCAAAAAAATCCAAATACGACCCGGCGTAAACCGAGAGAACACCAGATATACCACAGAAGGCGGGTGGTATGACTGCGATAAAGTGCGGTTTAGGCAAGGGAGTGCGGAGAAGATAGGCGGTTGGGTACAGTTATCTACTGAAGTATTTGAGGGTGTGTGCCGTTCCCTGTGGAACTGGGTTACTCTGGGTGGACAAAACCTCATGGGTGTCGGCACCAGCCTCAAATTTTATTTAGAAAGAGGGGGAGCGTATTACGACATAACCCCCATACGGTCTACTACTGCGGCTGGAGATGTTACGTTTTCGGCTACTGCTAGCAGCGCAACTCTAACGGTATCGGATACAGCACACGGAGCAAGAGAGGGGGATTTTGTTACCTTTTCTGGCGCGGTAAGTCTTGGCGGCAACATCACAGCTGCTGTGTTAAATCAAGACTATCAGATACAAACAATAATAAACGATGACAGCTACACTATAACTGCTACAGCTACAGCCAATGCGAGTGATACAGGTAATGGCGGAGCCTCTGTAGTGGGTGCATATCAAATACATACTGGTGGTGTGCTAGCCTCCCCTACTACTGGTTTTGGTGCTGGTACATGGGGCAGTGGTACGTGGGGCACTGGGGGCACTACCGTGGTTGGGCTACGGATATGGTCCCAACGCAATTTTGGGGAAGATTTGGTATTTTGCCCCCGAGGTGAGGCGGTCTATTACTGGGATGCTTCCAGCGGAGTTACTACAAGGGCGGTTGATATATCTACTTTAGCTGGAGCATCGTCCAGCCCTACCATAGCAAACGTTGTGTTTGTATCGGACATATACCGGTTCGTCATGTGCTTTGGGTGTAACGACTATGGTAGCTCTTCCCTAGACCCAATGTTGATACGGTGGTCAGACCAAGAAGACGCAGCAAACTGGACTCCTAGCGCTACTAACCAAGCTGGCAGCTTACGGCTATCTAGCGGCTCTGAAATAATTGCGGTTACTCAAGGGCGACAAGAAATTCTTATTCATACCGATTCTGCCCTGTACGGTATGCAGTATTTAGGGTATCCGGATGTGTGGGGTGCTCAGTTACTTGGTGAGAACATATCTATAGCCAGTCAAAATAGCGTGGCGTATACAGGAAACATTGCGTTCTGGATGGGTAGAGACAAGTTTTATGTTTACGACGGCACGGTTAAACCGCTGCCCTGCAATGTACGCAAGTACATATTTAACGATTTTAACACCGAGCAGTATGACCAAGTGTTTAGCGGCACTAACGAAGGCTTCCACGAAGTATGGTGGTTCTATTGTTCTTCTGGAGTTACAAACGTTGACCGGTATGTGGTGTACAACTACGTTCAAAACATCTGGTACTACGGCACAATGGCTAGAACGGCTTGGTTGGATTCCGGACTAAGAGACAACCCCGTAGCTGCTACTTATAACTACAATATAGTCAACCATGAAGTAGGTAACGACGACAAAGAAGTGGATATAAACGACCCGCAGCCTATTACCGCTTACGTTACTTCTTCGGAATTTGATTTAGATGATGGGCACCAGTTTACGTTTATAAGACGTATGCTACCCGATGTTACTTTTGACGGCTCTACAGCGGATTCTCCGACTATAAACATGAGCTTACTGCCCATGAAGAACTCCGGTTCAGGCTATAATTCCCCCACTTCGGAAGGTGGAGTTAACAACGCGGACGTTACCAGATCGGCAACGGTGCCCATAGAGCAGTTTACGGGACAAGTTTATGTTAGAGTTAGAGGTAGGCAACTAGCTATAAAGGTTGAGTCTTCGGCTTTGGGGGTTGCGTGGCAACTAGGTTCTCCACGGTTTGATATGCGACCTGATGGACGGAGAGGCTAATGCCTAGAGATTTGTTAGGTAGAATGGCAGCACCTGCTCTTCCTATAGCGGAACAGGGGCCTTTAAAGGGGTATTTAGATACCCTTAACAATATATTGCGGCTTTTCTTCAACCTTATTATCGCTACGATGAACAGGCTTACGGGAGAGCTGGGGGGCAGGTTTTTAGATATACCTAATGGACTATTTTATTCAACGGCAGACCAAGCGATTGCAGTTATAAACACAGCGCAAGTTGTGTCGTTTGAGAATACGTATTTAAGTTCTGGTGTGACCATAAACGGAGGGTCCAATAGCCAAATAACTGTAACGTATTCAGGGATTTACAATTTTCAATTTGTAGCCCAAGGTGTAAGTACTTCGGCGTCGGCCAAAAATGTCTACGTGTGGATAAGGCGCGACGGAACTGATATTGGATACTCCGCTAGGCATATGGTGTTGTCTGGGTCTAATGATAGTAATGACATATCTTGGAACTTTAAC